TGAGCCCGATCAAGCTTCTTTGCCAAAGTGACAGGTACACCGTGGTCGCATCCACCGTGTCCGTGGGCGCCGAATCCATCTGGACCGACGCTTCACGCGAGACATCGATCCGCACGCCGCCTTCATCGGCATAGAGAATCGAGGGTGTATGCACGAGGATCACGCGTGCGCCGACGTTGTTGCTGACGATGACGGGAATCCCCATCAGCGAGCCGCCCCCGGTGCCATTGAAGCCGGGGAATAAGGGCTGCCCCAGCGCGTTCACGGAGAGGCCGATGCCGAAGGCGTTCGCCTCATTCATCAGCCACACGGAGCTTTCGACCGGGATGTTGGCCGCCACGAAGACGCCGACGCGCGAGGCCAGATCGATCTTGGCCGCCGCACCGGTGACACCAGACGAGGCGATCGTCGCCGCGCCGTTGGTGATCGACGCGGGGTTGACGTTCGCCACCGCCGCGAGGGCTGGATCGACGAACTGTGTATCGAGAAACGCGCTCATCCCGCCCAGCATCTCTTCGCGCACGAGGCCTTCGGCCGAGGGCGTGGAGAGCATTGCCAGTTCTTCCGAGATGACGATGATGCCCGCGGCTTTCGCAAAGTCCACGGTGACCGTCGCGTAATCGGCCTTCGTCACCGGCTTGGGCTTGTTCTGCCCGACCCATCCGTAGGTGCCCCCAGTTGTCTGGTTCGGCATCGAGATATTGAAGGGCACCTGGCGCAAGCCGGGCACCCGCCCGAGGAGCGTGCGCGGTCGGAGGAGCGCGAGGAATTCATCGAGCGGCTGCCGCACGACGAGCGGCGCGGCCCACGTGGAATCCGTCGTGGTGCCGACCGCCACAGCGGCCTTCGTGCGCCACATGTGCTCGACCATCTGCTCAACTTCCGGTGTCGAGTCCTTCCACTGCTTCGCGTACTGGAGCGTCTGGTACGAGTCGCCACGGCCGGCTGCCATCGCCATGCACATCCGGGCGAACGACGTGCCCGCCGGGAGCTGCGACTTGACGCTGATGATCGGGAGGTTGCCGCCACGCATCTCAGACGTTTTTTCCTGCGTCGACTGGTTCGTGATCGGCGTCGCGGTCGTGATGTTCAACTCTTCCTGGCCTTTGAGCCGGAGCAGGTGCTTGTCGATACTCTGAATCTCGCGCGCGAGGCCGTCGTACTCCTCGCTCTGCGCGTCGTCGAGCGTCGTGCCGGTTTCGGCGGACTTCGCCATCAACTCGGCCATGCGCGCCGCTTTCGGCGCACGGGTATTCGACCACTGGGTGATTTGTTCTGCGATGGTCATGGGAGGCGCCGCTTTCTGGAGGCGCACAACGGTTGCGGTGCCCGTATCGCCGGGCGAGTCATGGCCTGTCGCGGCCTGATCGAACTGCTTGACGGCGAGAATCGTGGCGTCCGTGTTCATCGGAATCACCACGGCTGAGAGCTCGCCGAAGATCCATTTCAGCCACCGGAAGTACGGTGTCCCTTTGATCGGTTCCCCTTCGAGTCCCGACCACCCGATCGACAACCCGCGCACGAGCGGCGGCTTCGCGCTGATGGAGTGCCAGGCGTACTCGATACGATCCTTGAGCTGCTGAGGGGCGGTGTCGGCGACCTTCGAAAACTTGGCCTTGACGTAAATGCCGTCCTTGCGCACATCGGCCGAAAAGACTTCGCCGACGGGATGGCCGTGTTCGAACAGGAACGGAATCGGCAGGGAAAACTGCGCGCCGGCGGGCACCATGACGTCGCCGCCGCGATCGACCGACGGCGTCGAGGCGATGCCTTCGATGATGCGTTGCTCCGCATCAACCGACTTGATCTCGAGCAGGCTATACGCCTTGTGCATGCTGGTAGCCCTTCCAGCATTGAGCGATCGGCATCGACGGGCTATTGATTAGGAGGAAAACGTTTTAGGGACTCGCGGAGGAGCGAGGAGAGCGACCGATCGTGCCGGCGGGCGTACTTCGTCAGGTTGTCGTACGTGCTTTCTGGTACCCACGTCGAGACACGCACGCCATGCTCGTCGACCTTGGGCCGACCGCGGGGCTTCCGTGCAAGCGAGTCTACGTCGTCATCCTTCATCGCTTTGGTTCGATATACACATGCAGTTCAAAACTGCCATCGGGCTCGACATCTGACAGCAGGTCTACTAGCGACCGACGCGCCAGCGCGTCCATTGGCATCGTTTTACTCGACCCGCCATCGCGCGCCGACATCCGGACTCGTTGGCCATTGGCGATCGCCGATTCCAGCCGCTCTCGGAACATGGTCACCAGGCGCTCGATCGTCTCGTCTTTTGGTGCTGCAACAGTTTTCATGGATGGCCCCCGAGGATGATCATCTGATACGACGGCTGCGGTGCCGGCGGAGCAATGCGTCTGGCGTTCGCCATCACGAGCGCGGATGGCCCGTCGATCTTTTCTTTCGCCGCTTCCTTATCGAGGCGCACCACTTTACCGGGCCCGTGCCGCAGCACCGTGTTGTCCATCATCCACGTCATGACCTGGTTGTTGCCGTGCGCCGCCTTGCCGTCCGAGATGAGTTTCGACACGCTTCGGATGGACTCGTTCAACGCGAAGCCCTGCGGCGTATCGACCATTGAGATCCCGGCACCCTGGAGATACAGCGACATCGCGTGCGCGAATCGTTTGTCAAAGCCGATCGCCAGCACGCCGTCGCGGCGCGCATCTTCCAGAATGATCTCTTTAACGAGATCCTCGTCGGTGGTGTCGCCCTCCGTCACCGTGAGCAATTCGGCTCGTTCCCATTCGTCATACGGGCGGTCCGGGTACTTCTTCAGCGCGGCCCGCGGCAGCCAGAATCGCATTTTGATCACACAGAAGTCGTCGAGCTCCCAGAGGCGGCACCACGCGGCAAAGTCGTCCGTCTGCCCGAGGTCGATGCCGCCGTAACACGGGCGCCCAATTAGGTCGTCGTCGGTGAATTTCAGCCGACCGGCTTCATGCCACTTTGCCATCGACCACGCTGGCGTATGCGATTGTGTCCAGACACAGAAGTTGTAGCGCAGCAGATCGCTGACCGAGTCCGGCCGCCCTTTGGCCTGCCTCACGAGCTCGCGCAAGTACTGCCACGACAGCGAGACGCCAAGGTTGGGGTTGGACTTTCGCCAGTGCGGCCCCTCTGTTTGCCAGTCGTCGCAGTTCGGGCAGTCTTCGTCTGGGAATTCGCGACCCTCGTCGAGATGCGCCGCGCACGGATCGAGCCCGCAAACAAACGCGAACCACGACTCATCGGGCAAGGTGCCCTCGAGCACCTTCCGCGAATACTCGTGGTCATGCCAGCATATGGACGTCCGATCGAAGCCGCTGTTTGTGGTGCGCATCACGAGCGCGTTGCGGCGACCCTTGGTCCCGCGGCGGACCTTGCTCACGACGACCGGGGAGCCGTGCTCGTGCTCTTCGTCGATCAGGGCCCCGTGGACGCGCTTCCCGTCGAGCCCGCGCTTTTCCGACGAAATCGCCCGGAGAAACGAGCCAGTCTCCAGCACTGCCAGGTTGTTGGCTTTTTGGTCGACAACCTCGCGCAGATAGGGTGAGGCGCTGACCATCTTCTCGGCGTCTGTAAACGCCAACTTCGCCTGATCCTTCGTCACCGCGGCGAAATAGACCTGGGCCCCGCGTTCACCATCAGCGACGAGCAGATAGAGCATCAGGCCGGCGCCGACCGGCGTCTTCCCGCAGCCCTTCGCACCCTCGATGAACGCATCCCGGAAGCGCCGATACCCGGCGGCGGTATACCACCCCATAAGGCTGCCGACGATAAAGGCTTGCCACGGCTGCAGCACAAACGGAGAGCCGTTGACCGGCACTTCGTCGTCCACCGTCTCTTCGGCGGCGGTGTCCTCGGGAAGGCACAGCACTTCTGAGAAGAAGTCGACCACCGCGCGCGCTTCCTCGGGCTGCCATACCAAGCCTTTGGCCGCCGCCTGTTCAACATCGCGCAAATGCCGCTCGCACGCCAGGCGCACCAGACGACCGGCGACCAGGCGCCCGCGCACGACGTCCGTCGCATAGGCGGTCGCCGGATCAAGTCGCGGTGCCATCAGCCTCGTTTTCGATTCAGGAAGCGCTCGAGTGGGTTGACGGGCTTTTGCGCCTCGCCGGCATACATCGGCTTCCCGCACGGCGCGAGATTGAACCGGAGCAGGTCAGCATCCACGCGCTGAATCATCCCCCGGTGGTTCGAGCCGCCGCGGTCCAGCCGCCGCGCGCTCATCTTCCGCTCGAGCACGATGTTTCGACAGAGTAGCCGAAACGCGAACGCAGTGGCTTTCGTCAGTGTCCGTTGCTCGAACGCAAACGGCGCCAGTTCAACCCATACCTGACGCTCATCTTTCGTGAGGTCCGCCGGTGGGTCAAAGGGTTCGATCGGTGCCACGACCGGCAACTCACCTGAGCTCGGATGGTTCAGCACCTTAGCCCGGTGACCCGGGTCGCCCGTGACCGACTGCTCGAGCGCCGTCTTTGGCTTACGCCCAGATCCCGGGCGCGGCCCACCACTCCCCCTACCGCCCATAACCAAACCGTTCAGTGCTCAACAACTTTTGAAATCGCGGGAAAACACGGGCGGC